TGTAGAAAACTTACCTTGTCCTGAATGTAAATATCATGCAACAAATTATTTTAAACGGATACATATGGTGAACTACAATACAAAACAAGATTTTATTTTGATGATTCATACTTTCCACAATGCAGTAAATGTTCGTTTAGCTAAACCAGAATATCCTGTTGAGGGTTTAGAGAGATATAAAAAACGTAATACAAAACAAATATGGACTGTGTTTAAAATTGTTTTTACATCAAATAATCATTCACGATTATTATCAGAGCAACTAACTCGCAAATTAGTAATTGGCAGTATAGAACCTCTCATTTTAAATAGTGATATTTACGATATATAAATTATTATGTATTAGAATTTACATAATAATTATTAAATTTAAATTACAAGTGTTTTATAACTTGACCATTCTTGTAAACTTTACATTTAAAAGTTTTTCTGCTGGGTTTCGTGCAAATAGCCTTGTCGCTAGATAATTCATTGAAAAAAAGTAAATCTTTATGACCCGACATGTCAATAATCATGTAATAGAATGCTCCCATTAAATAGCCAATAATTCCACCAATAAATACACCAATGTAAGTAGTGCAACCTTCACTTACCTTGCTAACACCATCAATTAAGAACAACGAAAGTAAAAAGGCAAAAAACGGGTAATTCATTTCATTATTTGAAATCATCGGTAAATATGAATACGCAAATGTAAACATGATTAATACACTGTTGAATGGAGGGATACTACCCTGTGTTGTTTGACCTAAAAACGGAACATTGAAAATTCCGCAAAGTGGTGAATTTGATGAGGATATAAATCCAGCTTGTCCTGCAAGATTAATTAACAACGTAGAGATAGTTGCAACAATTAATACACCTGCTAAATATATAAGCCCTTTAATGTTTTGATTCATAAATGAAATCATAACCATAAGAAATGTAACAAGAAATGGACTAATATAACCTACAAATGTAAATATGTTTTGAAGTGAAAAATCAATACCTGCCATACTTATTATTTGAGAACTTATAATAAGTATATATAATATTTTATACAAAAACTAAGGATAACACCTCTTTGATTGTTGATACCTGATGAAACTTAATTCCATCAAAATAATCTTTACCTTCATATTTCTCTATCATATCGTCAAAATGTTTTTTGTTTTCTTTTGGAAATATAAATTCATTGACACCAGCTCTAATACCTCCAAGTATTTTTAATTCTAAGCCACCAATAGCAGTAACTTGTCCTTGTAAGTTAATTTCACCCGTAATAGCTATTTTGTTTTTGATTTTTTTATTATTAAACAAACTAAACATTGCAACTGTGATAGCGGTTCCGGCTGACGGACCGTCTTTTGGAACAGCACCTTCCGGACAGTGAATATGTAAACCTTGCAATTTGCTCTTTTCAAAGTTCTTAAGATGTGCAGAACGTTTTGTTTGTGTTGTTAAACTCCAAGCTAATGTTCTTGCGACATTCATACTTTCTTTCATAACATCACCTTGCATACCAGTAAGTCGTAAATCTAAGAAATTATTAGCAGGATAAAATATTGTTTCAATCTGAATAATACCTCCTTTACCCAAAGCATTTGCCCATAATCCATTCATAATTCCAACTGAAGGCTCTTTGTGAATAAGCTTAGGTTTAATGTCATGTCGTTGTTTCAAATATTTAAACATAACATCATCTTCTGTTAATGTAATAGGAATTGATATTGATGATTCATCGCCATTCTGCGTATTTTGTAGTAATTCAAGGTTAATTTCACCTATAATTTCAAATAAAATTTCTTTTAATTTACGAACACCTGGTTCATAAGTATATTTTTCAATTATAAATCTAATTAACTCATCGGTAATAACAATCGTACCTTTCAACCCCATTTTTTTGTATATTTCTGGTAAAATATATTTGTTTGCAACTACTATTTTATCATCAAGTGATAAATGATCAAATTTAATGCGATGGATTCTATCTAATAAAACACGGTCTAATAAATCTGGATCGTTATATGAAAAAATAATAAGTGTTTTTGATAAATCTAGATCAACACCATTGAAATACTTATCTTGAAAACAGTCATTTTGTGTTGGATCTACTAAATGCGTTAATATTCCAATAATTTCTCTACCTTGTTCTGTACGACTAACCTTGTCTAATTCGTCTATGAATATAATTGGATTCATACATTTTTTATCCATTAATGTATCTACTATTTTACCCCATGTTGAACCAACATATGTGTAATTGTGGCCATCTAATGTACTTCCATTACTTGAACCACCAATTGCAATGAAACTAAATGGCCTTGTTTCGCCATTCTCGTCTTTTAAACAGTGTGCTAAACCATGCTTGGCTAAACTCGTTTTACCAACACCAGGAGGACCTTCAAAACCAAAACAATAACCACTCTGTTCTCCAGAAATCCATTGGCCAATAATTCTCTCTACTTGTCGTTTTGCTTTATCATGACCATGTATAGCATTTTCTAATGTGCCTTTAACACCTTGCATATTCTTGTTTATGTAATCCCAATTTGAATTTATTAATTTTAAATCTGTCTTCATATTCTCAATTAATGAATAATCACATGATGCTTTATTGAATAACTGTTGGTTTATTGAATCCATAATTGGTATGTTATTGTAATATTTTGCAATGAAAGTATTTAATTCTGTTTTCATAAATTCATTTTTTTTGCCTGAATGACGGAGTTTGGAAGAATCTAAATTAAATTGCTTAATCAAAGCATTAATATAACATATTGATGCAGTTAATTCACTGCGTTTTTGTTTGCTGAATGATGATATAATTCTCTCTTTGTTTATTAAATATAAGTCGTTTACATAACGTTCTTCCATTGATTTTTTATATTTTGTTATCTCTATTGGTGAATACAGTTCTTTTTTTGGAATTTCACACTTTGGTATAGACTTGTGTAATTTCTTAACAAGTTTTACAAAATCTGTATTTGTTTCTTTGACAACTTTTAAAATTGGCTCTTCGCGATAAACACCGAAAGGTATTCTTAATAAACCTTCTAGATATTGTCTAGCTTTTGAACCAGAATCTTCTGATTTTGCTTTTACCTCTTTAAGTTTTATCATAGCTTTCTCTTTTATTGTATCACTTGCTTTCATTAAGCAAATTTGTTGTTCTAACGGAATTTTATTGTCATCAAAATTACTTAAATTATTAGTATATTGGATTGTTTGTTTCATTGCATCACGAAAGAATTTCTTAATATTCCAAGGTAAACTATCAAACAATAATGTTTGCTCTTGTGTATCAACAGTTCCATTTGAATCATTAGAGAGAAGATCATAAAGTAAATAAGCTAAGTATTGAAACTCTGCATTTTTTTTCTTCAATAATAACTGTATAAGCGTGTTTCTTTGTGCATATAAATCATTGTTAATAAATTCCTTTACTATTGTTGAAACTGTCTTTTGCTTTATTAAATTGATTTGATTAATATAACCGATAAACTTATTATACAATTCATCATTACTGTAAATTAATAACTCTTTTATTGTTAAACAATCAACAAATCTACTGAAATCTTCACTTTGAAAATCAGGTTCATTTGGTTTATTGTTGTTTATATCTTCAACTTTTTTTTGAATAAAAGCATGATTAAAACATTGTATTAACACATCATCAGCAACACCGCAAATGATCATAGTTTTTCTCAATTCAGGATGCTGTAATGCAATTTTAATACCATAAACCTTTGTTTGGAAGTTTTTACTTGTTCTGGCCAAATCAAAACAATCGAAATTATCACTAGTTTCTACAATCATAAAATCTTCTACAATGCGATTTTTTGCGATCTTTTTTTTTGTTTTCTTTTTCTCAAAATCTGGACGCCAGGGTATTATCTTATAGTTAATAGGATGAACATATTGCTTGATAATATCGTATTTATCGCTATTTGAATCAGAAATAACCTTCTTAATGTAATCTGAACCAAAACATATTGTTATTAAATCTACAATGCTATTGGTACCAAATGTTTTAAAAAGCGATGAAAATTCATTATTGATTTGCTGCAGTTTTTCAATTTGTTTATCAAGTACTGACTTTACATCTTTATCGTTAGATGAAACAGAATTATGCAAATCAAATAATTCATTAAATATAGTCTCAAGTGTACGAATACAAATATTTATTTCACTTGCACCAAGTATGTCGAGTGTTTTGTATTTTTGAACGGCTATTATAGTTTTTTGGACCAATTCTTGATAATATTCAATTTTCGATTCAAGATATTTTTTTGTTTCTTTTTTTGTTTTGTCAGCCATATTAATAATTAGCGCTAAATTTTCGTTTTTCATTGTAATATATAACGATTTTATATATTTTAAAATTAATTTTATAACGATTTTAAAAACTTCTAAACATAAACAGAAGTAGTTTAAAAATTTGGCATTATAATAGATAAATAATGGGTATTCCAAGTTATTTTTCGTATATTGTTAGAAATCATGGGGAAATTATTAAGAAACTTGCTAAATTAAATAGTACAGTTGATAACTTATATTTGGATAGCAATTCAATTATATACGATGTATACAGAACAATTTCTACAAAGAACAAAAGCTCTCATGATATAGAGGTTGAAATATATGCTGCAATTTGTGATAAGATCGAAACATATATTTCAACTGTAAAGCCAACAAAACGTGTTATAATAGCATTTGATGGTGTGGCTCCTGTTGCAAAACTAGAACAACAACGAAATAGAAGATATAAGTCTAGTTTTGAAAAAAATATAATTAAAACATATGGCAAAATTCAGAATGAGCAGCCGGTATGGGATCAGTGTGCTATTACTCCTGGTACTAATTTTATGAACAATATTGGTGTAAAAGTGAATGAGTATTTTCAATATAAATATAACGATCTAAATGTGAAAGAGATACTAGTTTCGTGCCCTAATGAGGCAGGGGAAGGAGAACATAAAATATTTGAATTTATTAGAAATAATGAGGAAACACATAAGAATGAAATAACACTAATATATGGTTTGGATGCTGATCTTATTATGCTTTGCTTAAACCATTTATCAGTATCAAGCTCTATTTATCTATATAGAGAAACACCACATTTTATTAGAAATTTAAACAGCAATTTGAATCCTGAAGAACAGTATGTCATAAATATCCCTGAACTTGCTGATGCAATTATTAATGAAATGAATAACTATCGTACAATGAATGGAAAGCAAAAAGAAAACCGTCTTCATGACTATATATTTTTGTGTTTGTTTCTTGGTAATGACTTTATGCCTCATATACCATCAATAAATATTAGAACAACTGGAATTAACATACTTCTTAATGCATATAAGGAAACCTTAGGAGATACCAAAGAATATTTAACAGATGGAAAAAATATTAATTGGAAAAATGTTAGAAATTTGGTAGAAGTGTTAAAACGTGATGAAATTACTAATCTAAAAAAAGAATATGTACATAGAAGAAGGCTAGAGAAACATGTTAACTCTCAAGATGAAACAGTTGAAGAAAAATTGAATTTTATCCCTATAAGAAACAGAAGTATTGAAGAATATATTAACCCTTATGAAAAAGGATGGGAAAGTAGATATTATAAAAGTTTGTTTGGTATGGAAATCACAAAAGAACGAAAACAACAAATATGCACCAATTATCTTGAAGCACTTGAATGGACTTTGAAATATTATACGACTGGTTGTTATGATTGGAAATGGTGCTACAATTTTAATTATGCACCATTGATGTATGATTTGTATCAATTTATTCCTTACTTTGATGTTGAATTTGTTGAAAAAAAACAAAAAGAACCATTGGAACCTATCGTTCAACTAAGCTATGTGTTGCCGAAACATAGTTTTGATTTACTTCCAAACCATATTTCTAAAAAATTATTAGATACCAACCCCCAATGGTATGATACAAATTGTGAATTTCAGTGGGCTTATTGTAAATTTTTTTGGGAATCCCATGTTATTATGAAACCAATTGAAATTGACGAATTAAAAGATATAGTTGCTCATTAACAACATCTACCACGTTTCTGGTTTTGTTGTATTTGTAAATTATTTCTTGATTTTAAATTTTCAAGTTCTTCAATTGGAATACTATTGGCTAGTTGCTCAAATAACTCAGTGATATTTTTATTTGTTTTGGCAGAGGTTTCAATATAAAATAGTCCTTCCGAATCAGCGTAATCTTTACCTTCGTCATAAGACACCACGCGTTGATGTTCTCTATCACATTTATTTGCTGCAATTGCAATAGTTAAATTTAATGTATCTGAATTTTGTAATTCAATTACCCAATCTTTGGCTTTTTTAAAAGAATTATAATTTGTCATATCATAAACTACAATAGCGCATCTTGCACCACGGTAATACATTGGTGCAAGACTGTGATATCTTTCTTGTCCTGCTGTATCCCATATTTCAAAATTAATAGTAATATTATCTCTCTCTATCTTTTTTGTTAAAAAAGCTGCACCAATTGTTGATTCTTGGAATTCAGAAAACTTTTGATTAGTAAGTGTTAGCACCATTGATGATTTACCTACAGACGTTTCACCGAGAATGACTACTTTTACAGATTTAATTTCATTAGTTTTTGGATAAATAGTTTGATTCATTGTATATTTATAGACTTATAAAAAAAAATAAAATACTTATTATAAACATATGGCAATAAATGTATTTACAAGAGTTAAAGATGGAAATATACCTATACATTCAAGAACAAAAAATGGTTGCATAATACAAATACCTTCAAAAACAAAAGAAATATCATGTCATTTAAATGATGTATGGCAATCAGATACAACAAATGCAGCAATATTTGCAAAACTAATAGAAAAAAGTTCTATGCACAGAGATAATTATTGGGTAGCATTTGGATATACAGGGTCGGGAAAATCATATACAATTTCAGGGCTGCTAGAGCAACTTCTTGGATATTTTATTAACACGCCGTTAGGAATAACAATATCAGGTTATCAAATATACAATGAAAAACTTTATGATATTTTTAATGGTAATCAAGTACTACGTGTTTGGAAAACAAATGAAATAAGAATAAAAGGATTACGCTGTGTAAAAGTTGTTAATGTAAAAAATATTATGCTTCAAATAGAGAGAAATAGACATCTTGCAAAAACAACAATGAATTGTGTTTCTTCACGTTCACATGCTATATTCTCTTTATCCGCGGGAAATCAACGATTTATTTTAGTTGATATGGCTGGACAAGAGAGCGGAAAAACAGCTGCATTTAATAATAACGAAATTATTAAAAAAGAAGGTACTGATATAAATTTAAACATGCTTGCATTAAAAGATTGTATTACAAGTTCGCATTTAAATAAAAAACACATACCATTTCGCAGATGCTTGCTAACAATGGCATTAAAACCTATATTTCAAAAAAAATGCACAGTTTCTTTTATTTCAACTATTTCACTATCACAAAATACCTTTTATTGTTATGATACCTTAAAATATGCATCAGCACTTTTTTATCATGATCCAAAACAAGAAGAAAAAGAAAAACTATGTAAAACTGCTTTTAGTGATTTAACAAAATATTTATGTGAAACAAAATATATTGAATGCGAAGAGAAAATATTATGGAATGAAATGAAAGGAGGTAATTATCAAAGACTACCTACAATTTTAAATTTACTTGATAGCAAAATTAGTAAAGCATTGAAATACAAACAAAAAATAAAAAAATATTCAGACAAATTACCGGATATAATAAATTAAAGAAATTATAACATTACAACATAAAGGTCTATGTCTAAAAAAATAATCACTAATTTTGAAAATCGACAAGAATTTAAAAACTTTATCTCATCTTACCGAGGTGTTATAATTGTTAAATTTACAGCTGATTGGTGTGGTCCCTGCAAACGTGTCAAACCACTAATTTTAGATTTGTATAAGAATATGCCTGGAAATGTAATATTAGCAGACTTAAATATTGATGAAAATCAAGATGTTTATGCTTTTTCTAAAATTCGTTCTATTCCTACTATGATTTCGTTCGTAAATGGAGATAAAATGGATGTTATTGATACGTCAGATCCATCAGATATAACAGCTTTTTTTGCTACATGCAAGCAATATGCAAATCGTTAAACAAAAAATTGAATCTGCTAATACTACAAATTAAATAAACATAATACTAGTAGCCATGAACAATCAGCCAATTTACAACACACAGCGGGAAGCATATTTTGGTAATACTCGTAATAAGTATTCAGTACCTCCTGCAAAAGATATAGAAACAGGACATGCAATACCAGTTGCTGCGCCAGTTGATTCTTCAAGTGTTTCATTTGCTCATTTTGTAAATAAAACACTAAATTACGTATCTATGCAAATCGTTCTAACAATGATAATTTCATTTTGGATGTATATCAATCGTTCTGATGTTATTCAAGCTGTTTCAACAAATGGTCTTTACCTATGGGGTCCAATTATTATGACATTCATTAGTTTGTTTGGTTTGTT